GATATCTCTAGTGGTTTCATTACTCGCACCACACACCCATGCTTTGATGGGTTTATCAAATACTTTGCCTTTCCACCATTTAGGATATTGTCCTGTTAAGTGCATTGCCATCTCCATAGCCCCCACATAGGATTTGCCTACCCTGTTTGCTGCCATGAGCAATCTTTGGTTGGCATAGCTACCTGCTTGATGAAATCTCGTCTGGAAGTCGTATGGGCTGTAATAATACAACTTATACTCTTTCTCATCTTTTTCTATGGCGTTGTAAGCTTTGACTAGCTCACGTAATTCTTCATCGGATAATTGTTCGAGTGGGTTGGTTTCTGACATAAGATTTTAGGCATAGTTGTCCTTATGTCAATGATAACTATTTTTTTTATGTTATGTCAAGATATTGTGTTATGTATCTGGGGCGACACAAGATGTAGTGTTTATGCCGTAGGCTCGATTTTTTTTTAGACATGAACCTAATTTTCCCCCCATAGTGTGGAGAGAATATATATATATACAGACATGCACACAAGGGGGTCATAGGGTCATAGAATCATAGGTACTGGATAGATGTATAATAATATAGACATAGCATATATATTATGTTAATATTATTATTGAGGTGAACAAAATGAACAGAACAAAGACAAAAGACTTTAGAAATTTCAAAATGAATAATGAAGTCTATAAAATCAGAAGACAAGTTATTGACATTATTTATCAAGCAAATAAAATCAATCGTCTTCCTCGCATTGATGTAAGAGTCGGTCAGGCTAGACATAATATCTTAGGCATTGCTAGTATGGGCGATTGCATAATTTGGATTGACGTTGATAAATCTGCCGACAAACTTTTACAGGTTGTTTTGCATGAGATATGCCACGCAGTTTGGTCTATCGAACATGATGACAACTGCCCTCTAATGTCCCCTGTTGCTAGACCGATTAGCGACAAACAAGCTTGGGACTGCTTCAAAAAATACTCAAAAGAAAACCTAGGGCAATAAGCCCTAGGTCCTTCGAGGTGAAGCCCTCTAAAAAATATATGATATATAATTTTCAACAACTTCATCAAATATTTTATTATGAATTTCTTGCTTGTCTACTTCGTCATCATGTACATCATGAATTGAGCCATGCTTGAAATCATAGTGCATATAATCAGTGTCAAATTCTATTTGATGAGGAAAGCCGTCAGAATTACAGACATGAACATCTGCCCAAAAGCATTGATGTCTGCCTACATATCTATCATAGACTTCAGCTTCTAATGCAAGATATGCGTCTTTCCAATCGTCTATCCACTCTTCGACATGACAGTCAGCATAATCAACTGTAAAATCACTAGCTTCTAGTTCTCCGGCAATGTAAAATTTGACCCTGTATTCTTTAAAATACGTCATCAGCCATTTTTTTAAATGCTCTAATCTTCTTGATTTTTTAGTTCTAATCATTTTTTTCACCTCGTTTATTTAGTTTATGTGTATATATTAACATAGATATTATCTATGTCAATACTTTATTTCAAATTGTTTCACGTGGAACAATCCAGCTGTTAGTTGCATTTTGTGTGCATATTTTATTATGAAGGGAGGGGAGGGAATTTTTTAAAAAAAAGGGAGGGAAGGGAAGGAGGCTTACGCCTCCCCCTCGCTATGTGTTGTTATGCCAATAAAGTGTGTGCCTCGTGGTGTGCTAATATCTGACTCAACCAATTTCTTTGCTCGAATCTTAGCCTCTATCAAGCTCGGTGCGTCTACCACCACGTAAGTTCCGTATGTTACATCAACGCCTATGTTATATCTTTTCTCTTTCATGTTTCCACCTCGTTTGTTTATTGTACCCCCATTATATCATATTAAATTAATTATGTCAATATATTATTTCAATTATTTTTTGCAAAAAAAACAACAATGAATATTTGTGTGTATTTTTATTAATTTATAAAGGAAGGGAAGGGAAGGGAAGGACCTTCTCTCCAGTATCCAAGGGCAATATTTAAAAGGTTTAGGGCGTGAGGGTGTGGGGAATGGTACGTCTTTCTACTCCCCTAAATGCTTGTAATAGTCTAATTAATGAAAGGTCCAATATAAAGCAAAGCTTTTATATTATCCTTTAGAGATAACGCCTCTAGCTAGTTTCTCGCTGATTTTGATTTGATGATTATCATTAGACCGGTCTAATATAACAAGGTTATATTTTACGCTTTATTTGATAGACTTACGCATAAATTAAAACCAGCGACAAAACCTAGCATTTCTTTAGATGTTTCAAATCTTTTAATATCAGTTTCTGCGGTAGATTTTAAGCGTATTGTTATACTATGCTTATCAAAATAAATATCATCAATATCACTTGGTTTATATCTATTAAAACCATTCTTTTTAATGTATTCTGCAAAATTTTTGCATTGATAAGCGTTATAATATTTATTATCGCCTCTTAATGAAACATAAATATTTTGTTTATTAATTAAAAACTCCTTCTCATTTCTCTCTTTTAATAAAGAAGTGCTATCAATTAAATGCCAATCTCCATTGCTTAGTATTTCATTTATTTCTTTTACTCTGTTTTTTATTTTTTCTATATTCATTATTTTTTTTACCTCTCTTATGGGTTACCAGCATACCTATCAATACTAGCTAGCAACCATAGTTAATTAATATAATATTAACATAGATATATATTATGTCAATATAATATTTTAATTAAACGGAAAGCAACCCATACTAATGATATGTATTGCTTTCCTGGCTAGATAGTAGAGAGGTGAAATCTAACCTATCTAGCTTTTTTAATTATATCTTAGAGGGAGGGAGGGCGTCTTTATTCTTTCGTAATAATATCAAGAATTTCCTGTGCCATTTTAAGCTTTTCGGTATGTGTATTTGTGTCTGTAGAATCATCATTAAATTTATTATTAAGAAAGTTTGTTGATTCTTTCATGACTTCTAAACAATATCCCTCTATTTTATTTAATTTACTCATTTGTTATCCTGTTTATTATCTTTATCTTCTTGTGCATAGTAGTGGTCGTAACCTTGATAATCCTCATGATATGGATATTTTTCTCGCCAAAATCTTGCATTATATGAAAAATAGCCAATGTACTTTTTATTTCTATACACTTTAGGTTCTATAAAATTGTTTATATCTAAATTGTGTTCCTTAACAAAATCATTAACTATTTCTTTCAACCGAGATAGTTTTGTACAATCAACACTTTTAAATATAATTGTTGAAAATGTGTATTCGTCAAAACAAATCATTTTTTTTATTTTATAAAAAACTTTTTTAGGTTGTACCAACGTAAATTTAGCTTTTTCTATCTGCATTTTATATCTCCTGTTAATTTATTGGTTTATATCCTAGTTTTATACATTCGTTGAAGTCTTTATCTCTTTTTGCTTTGCTTTTGAACCATTGGACTTCTTCGATTTCTTCATCTTGTATATAATATATGCCATAGATATATCCTTTGTTGTCATCACTAGGTTTATGGT